TCTTCCCCAAGATCACGATCCCGATGGACCTCGTGACGGACATCGCCAACGGCGCCGCCGACGCGATCAACAATTACTACAAAAAAACCACTCCGGCAGCGTAAAGCGTTTTCCTCCTCCTCCGTGGCCGCCTCAGACTCATATCTGGGGCGGCCGTTTTTGTTGGCCTTCCTCTCGCCGCGTCCTGGCGCCGCAGTGCAATCTATTGATTCAAAAGAGTTTTCCCTGTGGCGCCGCAATCAAGCCCTGGGGCTGGAATAGGGGATTTTCCCTATCAGATTTCCACAGAAATCATTGAAAATAGGGGATTTTCCCTATAGTTTCGTGCGCGGAAACATCGTACTCTAAGAATGTACAGAGCGCCTCGATACGGCGCTGAAAAGGAGACTCGATATGTCCCAGATTACAGAAATGCTCACGGCCGCAATCGCGGCCAGAAAAGATTCCCTCAAAGCGCTCCGGTCCCGGATCGCTGAAATCCTCGCCCCCATCCCAGTAGGCGTTGTCCTGTCGGATGAGGCGGGCGAAGTCTGCGAGATCGACCGCATCTGCACTGGTGCCAGCCAGTGGAGCAATCGGAGTTGGATGGTCACCATCAAGGGCACGGGCGCCATCGCGGCCGGCAAGCTGCTGTGCGAGATCGACCTCGATGACAGTTACTGGGATGGCAACAACAGGCACAGCCGGTCGGATGAGCCGACCTGCCTATGGGATAACGGAGGAACGCAGGCTCTCGGGTACCTCAGCGGCCCCGAGACCCGCGCTTGCGCTCTGCGCTTGCCTGCCGCCATCGAGCGCTACATCCACCAGTGCGAGGCCGAGACGGCGGCGAACGCCGAGACTCTGACCGCGTAATCGAAAAAAAAAGAGGAAGACAATGGCACAAGTCAGGCGTTGCCCCTGCGGAAGTTACTGCGTCCAGCACGCCGCCAAGATCGGTCACACATGCTCGGCTGGCGATCATCCGGTGAGGCACGGCTCGCCGGCCAGCCACGCGAAATACGAAGAGATGGTCAAGATGCGAGCCGCTGGGCGGACCCTGAGATACATCGGCGATCACTACGGCATCACCTATCAGGCCGTGCAGCAATTTCTGGCGTATCACCTACGGGCCTTACGCGGCGGCCACTCGATCACCAATGCGAACACTGCGGACCCGATCAGCGAGGAGCAGGCACTCACGCTGCGCGGGATGCTCGACTACCTCGCACCAACGCCGAAGTGGTATACGCAGTTCTGGGCGTGGGTGGCCGCTCCGGAGAATAAGGTGGAGGCGATCCAGCGGAGCTCGTACCAGCGCGTACACGATGACCTGGCTGGTGGATGTAGCGCTCGATGGCGGCAGGGGGCCGAGAGGAAAAAATGGCACAGATAAGTCTAAACATCAGCAGCAGTGATGGAAGCAGTTTCGTGATTCATTACTACAAGCCGGCCGGGCTAATTTCGATTCGGATAGACACCAATCTGCCGAGCGGGACGCCCTACGCCCTCGACTGGGTCACGATCCACGGCACAGACGCCGATCTTCGCGAGTTTGCGCGGAGGATTTCGGCGGCGTTTCCCCCGGACGAACAGCAGGCGCGTGAGGATGCCGACGAGCGCGAGGAATCCGCGCGTGAGGATGCCGAACAGAACGAGACGGGCGCCATGCGCTGCCCGCCGAGGGAATAACGATGATACTCATAGAGGCCTATGATGTGGACGGTAAGACCGTCATGCACGATCAAAGTCCCGATGGAGTGACGCTCCGCGGAGTCACGATGGCGAAACTGAATGAGGCGCCGCTGCGGCCGATCATTGACCGCTTCAGGATCTACGTCTCCGGCGGGTCGATGTGGCACGGAAGACCGTCCCTCAATTTTGCGGTTCCGGCCGGCGGCCGCATGCTTATCTGCCACTGCGCCGAAGACGAAGACGGGAGGATATTGTGACCAGCGAACTCACCACTGAACTTGCCGCCATGGATAACTTATACGCTCGAGAGACAATCGAGACGATAAAACAAACTGTGTGCAAAGGGGCAACGGACGATCAACTAAAGATTTTCCTAGAGGTTTGCCGCGCCACCACGCTCAACCCGTTCCTGCGGGAAGTCTGGTTCGTGCCCTCCGTGGGCATCATGGCTGGCCGGGACGGCTATCTGGCGATTGCTAATCGCCATCCGCAGTTCGACGGCATGGAAACTCGCGTCACGCGCGATGAAAAGAATGTGCCGATCAAGGCCGTGTGCACCGTCTGGCGCAAAGACCGCTCACATCCGATCATCTGCGAGGCGTACTACTCGGAGTATCGGAAGTCATCTGGCGTCTGGTCACAATATCCCTCCGCGATGATTTCCAAGGTCGCGGAAGTGTTGGCGCTGAAGCGCAGCTTCGCTATCAACGGAGTGGTCACGGAGGAAGAAATCGGTGACCAGCGCGGAAGCCGCGAGGCCGCGCAAGCCGTCGCGGAATCCAAGATCAGCGGAGAAATGCCCCTGACGGAGCCACATCCCACGCCAGAGCCACCGCCGGAACCAGCCGCCCCCCCAGCGCCGGCTGATCCGCTGGCGGCCGTGCTGGTCAACTTTGGCAAGAAGGCGGCTATCACCGCCGCGTTTGCCGAGCTCAAGAAGGCGTGGCTGAAATACGAGTCCGAGGACGCTTGGATCCAGACATTGGAGCAGTTCGACATTGCCGGCGAGAACTACCGTTCCGTCGGCAACGCCAAGCGGTGTTTTACCGCGCTCTGGAAGGCGGTCGAGAAGATGATGGAGGAACAAAATGCCCAAAATGCCCAGTGAAATCGCAAAGCAGGACGCTACGTTGTATGCGCTCGCCGATGATTTTGGCGCGTATTTCGAGAGTCGCGAGATGATCACGGCTCAGCTGGCCGAGCCGCTGGAGCCGGTGGACTCCGATCCGCTGAAGGCCCAGCTCGCGGAGATCGACGGCCACCTGGCGAGGCTCGGGGCCGAGCTCGCCACGAAGACGGACAATATCGCCGGGGTTCTCCGGCGCATGGCCACAGAGCAGGATGCCCTCAAGGCCGAGCAAGAGCGCATCCACAACCGCCGGAGGACGTTCGAGCGCGCCGAGAAGTGGCTGCGGGACTATGTGGTAGCGGTGATGCTGGGGCGGGGCATCACGCAACTCAAGACGACGGAAAACACGCTGTTCTTCCGGCATTCGGACGCGGTCGTAGTGTCGGGCGATGTGGCCGACGCCTACAAAAACGTCACAGTCAAGATGCCGGCGTGGTTGTGGTTTCACCTGTCAGAGATGGGCCGGGCATCCGACGACAAGGGGATTGTTGAGGGTGTCGAATCGCTACGCGTGAGCGAGGATATCAGCCTTTCGGCAATCAAAAAGGCGATCAAGTCCGGCGTGGCGGTGGATGGCGCGGACGTGGAATTTCATACATCGCTGGTGCTGCGATGACGATAGCAAGCCAACAGGACGCCGCGCTGGTGGCCGCCATGGCGCGCCAGGCGGAAGAGGACCGAGAGGTGGTGGAAATGTGCCTAGCGGCCGGATGCACGCTGGCAGAGGCAGAGGCGGGGATAAGGGGAGGAGTCGTATGAACGAATCGAAGACTCGTAAACCCCACATCTACAAACAGAGGGGATACTTCGCATTCAAAATGATGGCTGATTTGCACCGGGAATTGTTCCCTGACCAGAAGTCGGTAGATGGTAACAGTCGCATCGCTCACAAAATCTATCATGCTCTCGACAAGGCGTATACGGATGGAATCGAGGATGCGGCACAGATGGAGGACGATAAGCTCCAGCGCATCAGAAGGAGAATCTATGGCAGAACCCCAAAAGACTGTTGACGTGCTTCCCCCTGTCACCGGTATCGCGCGGAAGGAACGCCGCGACAAGGGCGTACCGCGCAAGAGCAACATCGCCGCCATGTCCGATCAGTTCATGGCGCTCGAACTCCCGGAGCAGGTAGTCATGCTCGAAGTGCTCCAAGCGCTCCACCGCCAGGTGGTCAAGGGCCGCATCGCGGCAGGAACGGAGGTGGACGATGGCGGATAACAGCCCCGAAGAGCGCCGCTGGCTGGCCGCCATGGGCGTAGCACTCGAATCGCCAGACGATATGCACGCGCTATGCCACCAGCGCTGGCTGGAAGAACGCCAGAAACGCGAGACCGCCGAGGAGAGCATCGTCGCCAACGCGGCGACTTACTCGGCGCTCACCGAGATCCTGGAGACAGAGATCCGGCGCCAGCACGCGGCGGCCGTCTCGGGCTGGTGCATCGCCGTTATCGCCTGCCTCGCGCTGGTGGTGACATGGGCAGTCGGATAGTAAGTGAAAAAGGAGACTTAGTAACATGCCGAAACTGATATTCCGCGGAGCTTACATCCGCTTTGTTGACTTACGTTACGACGATAAGTCGAAACAAAAGTACGTCAAGTTGAACTTCACAGCCGCTTTCTCGGAGCCTGTCCGCGAGGCTCTGGAATGGGGCGAACCGCCGGTCGGCTTCGACTCGGCAAAACTCGATGGCGATCTAACAGCGAGCCATTTTATCCTGACTCCGGATGGCAAGGAACTCCGGCAGCACGAGTTGCAACTTGACTCGACCGGCATTTCGAACTTCGAGTTCGCGCGCGTCAAGGTGGGCGAGGACAGCTTCGAGAATCAGCTGCGCTTCCAGATCGTCACTTCGGCGGTCGGCGCGGCGGCCGTTGCAGAGGCGTACATCGAGGCCATCGGCAAGAGCACCGCGCAACTCCGCGTCAACTACGAGCACCAGGCTGAAATGCCCCTGGAGGACAAACAAGAGCCGCTGATCTCTCGGGAGCAGGCGCGCGACACCAGCGAGGAAACGGATAACATCGAGGAAACCAGCAATCCTGATGCCGCGGCCCCGCTCGCTCCGCTGGCCTCTGCCGTCGCAATGGGCGAAGGGACGCACCAGAAGCGCAAGCCGCGCGAGAACAAGAGCACGGTGAACTGATGCTCCGCGAGGTACCCGGATTCGCAATCCACGGCGCTCCCCGAAGCAAGAAGAACTCGCCGCGTATCGTCAACATTGGCCCCATGTGCCGGGTGTGCGGAAAACGCGGCGGGTTCCCAAAGGTGCTTCCGTCTCTCGCCTACGAGCAGTGGGAGAGAGCGGCCGTCATAGAGTGTATGCTCATCAATCAGAGGCTCCGCGCGGCCGGCGTGGAGCTTCCGATCATCAACCCTATCAGCGTCGAGGCGCTATTCTACCTGGTGCCAACGAAGTCCGGCCTAATGCGCTTGGACTGCCCCGACCTGTCAAACCTGATGGAGGCCGTCGGCGACATGCTCCAGGCGGCCGACATCATCCGCGACGACCGGCAGATTTGCGACTGGGACGGCAGTCGGCGCATGCTTGACGGCGCGGAGCCGCGCGTTGAGATCTACATCACGATATTGGAAGAAATCCCAGTACAGGAGAAACTGTATGTCGAATCTGATGCCCGAGATTGACCGCGAGTGGCCGGCGCACCTGGAGCCGATCCACGGGGGCTACGGGCCGGTACCGCAGCACTACGCACGCTCGCGGCGGGCTCTGCCGGAAGCGCCGGCACCGCCTCCAGTGTCCCGCCGAAAGTGGCATAAATCGCTGATACGACGTAAACCGCGACGGGATCGTGAGTAAGCCGAACAGGAGGGAGAAGATGATGCTGCGGGAGGCCTTGGCCTTTCGCCCTCCACGACTAGAGCTCCATTCCGAGGTGACGCCGCGCATGGTCGAGTTGGGCCGAGAGATGGAGCGCACGCTCATCATGGGAGCCATTCGGGAGGCCGGATGCCGGCGGCGCTACTGCGAGATCGCTGCTCGAAGATTGAGCCAGGGCGTGCTTGATCTGGCGCCCGAAAAGCCTTTACACCCCGGCGAAAGCGGGGTATGATTTCCTTGAGGCTGCCGCAAACCAGCTTCAACGGATGGCCGGACCCGCCGCGTCGCTCCCACGACGCGGCCCCGGCTCACCTTGGGAGAGGTGAACAGTGACACTTCGTGTCCGCGATTGGAACAAGCATTTTGAGACGGCCGCCAGCCGAAAATTGGTGAAGTTGGACTGGGTGGCGATACCGAACAAGATGGACGGGTTGGGATATACCACCCTCGTAGATCATCCCCGAGGGGCGTCTCATCTCGGGTCCTGGTACGCCATCGTGGAGATCGCATCCAGGCAGAAAAAGCGCGGTACGCTCCCGGATGGACCCGGCGGGGTCTGTTTGAACCTTGCCAGGCTGTCTCGGTTGCCGGCCGCCGAGTTCGAGGAAGCAATTCCGCGATTGCTTGAAATTGGATGGCTTGAACAAGTCGATTCGATTCAAGCAGATACAGAGAATCCGCCAATCATCCGCCAATCATCCGCCAGTAATCCCCCATCGTCCACCACTTCGTTGGGAGACGTTGGCGGATCTGTTATGTTATGTCCTGTAATGTCTTGTAGTGTTTCATCATCAAACCTCAAAGAAGAAAAAGTTGTTTTTTTTAAGAAGTTTGATGATGAAAAACCAACACAACAAAAAGCACAAAACAGGCGATCCCCCGAGGAAGAACTGCGCGCGATCCATGAAGAGAAAACCGGCATCCGAATCTCGCCCGATGTCGAACGTCGCATCTGGGAACTGGTCGAACTGCGAGACGTGCCGCGCGTTGAATTTATTGAGCGACTTCGTCCGCATGTGCCGAATACCTGGGAGAATCCGGCCGGATTCCTGACATCGTTTGCCAAACGAATCAACCAGGTTGTGGGCACGGAAATCACGATTCCAGAGTCTCCTCCGGAGCCGTCAAAGAACCCGAATGGACGTTGCAGCGCATGCAACGGGCTCGGCAAGGTGGGTGACGAATGGTGTACCTGCCAGACCGGTCGGGACTTCCACGCGCTGGAACTTCGAAGTCTCGGGCGAAAGCAAATGGCATCCGCGCCGGCAGAACAGGCACAAGCGAAGGCGCAAGCATGATCATCTCCGAATTTATTGCGATTCACGGCCAACCTCCGTACGATCTCAACTTCTGGCCAGGCGGCGTGGACCTCTCACGCTGGGGCAACGAGTGCAAGCGCGGTCTCCGTTACGCCGATACCGGCACGGCGGGGCGCAAAGAGCGCGGGTCCGCCATCGATGGCTACGACCGACAGCAGGCGCGCAATGGCTGACACCGAGCGCTACCAGATGCACTGCCAGTACTGCCAGCAGCGATTCGAGGGCAACACGGTAGCCGAGGCATTGCGCAAAGTCGAAGAGCACGAGCGGGAGAAACATGCCCCTGTGCATTGACCTGTATGCGGGTCTCGGCGGCTGGACTGACGGATTCCTGGCCGAAGGTTGGGACTGCATCGGGTGCGACATCGAGCGGCATCAGTACGGCGAATCGCGCTATCCGGCGCAACTGGTGCTGCAGGACGTGCTCACGCTCCACGGATCGCAATTCCGGCACGCTGACATGATTGTGGCCTCGCCGCCCTGCCAGGCGTATTCTTACCGGGCGATGCCCTGGAAGCGCGCAAAGGCTCTTCCGCCGCCGTCGAACGATCTCTTCGACGCGTGCTTCCGGATTCAGGCTGAAGCGTGCGCCGCGGCCGGTCGCCATGTGCCGATGGTGGTGGAAAACGTCAAGGGCGCCCAGCCGTGGGTTGGTCGGGCAGCGTGGCACTTCGGGAGCTTCTATCTGTGGGGCGACGTGCCGGCGGTGATGCCGATTATCCCGCCGCATCGCAAAGTGCCGGGCGTCAACTTCCACGCGCATGAGAAGGGGATTGCTGGCGGATCGTTCCAGAGCGCGGCGGTAGCGCAAGGCGTCAAGCAGCGGGGCAGCGGGCCGGAATGGTTCGACAAGGCGCTGGATGAGCGGCGGAAAGCGGCGACGTTGACGAAGGACGATTCGCGGCTTGTTGAAGGCCGGAAAGGCTTGGACGGTAAAAGCGCCATTCGGGACAGGAGCAAAGATCCGCGCAAGAGCCACGGCAACAGCAATTCCCGCAAGGCAGCTTCGGCCATGATCGCCAAGATACCGGAGGAGTTATCGCGGTACATCGCCCGCTTCTACCGGACACATGAAGCACAGCGTGCTCGCTAGATCTGTCAAAGGTGCTACGATGCGGGCTGAGAGGATTTTACCGGATTGTCCGCAAAAGAGCGCAAGATCGAGGGCTTCCACGTTGAAATGTGGGATATCGACCGTCCAATCGACTATCCGAAGAACGCGCGCAAGTGGTCTCCAAAGGCGGTCGAGAAGGTGGCCACCAGCATTCGCGAGTTCGGCTGGCGGCAACCGGTCGTAGTCGATTCCGCGGGCGTCATCGTCATCGGCCACCTGCGCCGCGCCGCCGGCAAGAGCATTGGACTGACCGAGTGCCCAGTACACGTGGCTGCCGATCTCTCGCCGGCAAAGATCCGCGCGCTACGCCTGGCTGACAACCGCACGGCGCAAGAGGCTGAGTGGGATCTCGACATCCTGGCGAGCGAGTTCGCGGACCTGAAGACGTTCGACTTCGATCTGACCATCACGGGATTCGATCTAACCCAGGTAGACGGTTATCTTCGTGGCGCTAACTTCCAGCCAGGTACCGAAGCCGAGCAGGGCAGGTTAGATCAAAAAAAGCCCATCAAATGTCCGGAATGCGGTCATGAGTTTACGCCTTGATTGGTGCTCGCATGAAGCCGCTCGCTACGCCTGCGAGCATTGGTATTCGCGATCTGAAATGCCGGTTGGCAAGCTCGTAAAGATCGGCGTGTGGGAGGATGGACAGTTCGTGGGCGTCTTGATCTTCGGCTGTGGCACTGGCGGCGTGGCGAAGATCGGCGAACGACTCGGCGCGGGACCGTTCGGAACGGCAGAGCTTTCACGAATCGCGCTCAAGAGCCATAGCGTTGAGGTGAGTCGGATTATTTCTATCGCCTGTAAAATCCTGCATCGTGCCCAGCCGGGCTTGCGATTACTGCTCACGTATGCCGATCCGAGCACAGGACACCACGGCGGAATCTACCAGGGTGCCGGCTGGACGTACATCGGCAAGAGCGCGCCGGACTCGATGTATCGTGATACTGCCGGGAACATACATCACTCCCGACAGGTGAGCGCGAGCGGCTGGAAAATGAGCCGCGGTAAGGTGGTGACGGTAACCAACAAAATGCAGTGTGAGCGCATTCGACTGGAGCCCAAGCATCGATACGCGCTCGGTCTTGACGCCGAGATGCGTGATAAGCTTGAGACGATTCGCCAGGCGTATCCGAAGCGCGTCCGTAGTGATCTAGCTGACACGCCCGCCGTCCAGGCGGGAGAGGGCGATGCGATTTCGACCCGGACGCTCCAATCCGATATAGGGGATTCTCCCCATATAGGACCCCCTCAAAAGCCGCTAAAGTGATTGATGTGATTAACGTTGCCTGTCTATATCCCCACCACTTTCGCGCAATTCTGGAAGGTCGCAAGCGGACTGAATGGCGTGATCGTAAGCGTCCCGATAGACGCCTGGAGAGCATCAAGACGGGCGAACTGATCGTGTTCCAGGAGGCGCGCTCTGATCGCGTGATTCTCGCCACCGTCTGCCACGTCAAGCGCTTTCGACGCGCGAGCGCGTATCGCTACGGCATCCGTCTTGCCGAGCCGATGCTCGACTACGCCCCAGGGATCAAGCACTTGCAGGGCTGGCAGCGGCGCGATACACTGTAGTCAGTGCGAACTAAGCCGCCATACGAGCCCAGCGACAACGACCGCTGCATGGTGCGCAACATGGCCGCCGCCGGCATCGCAGCGAACTGCATTCATCGGTGCCTGCCGAATCGCCCGAAGTCCGAGAAGACCTTCCGCAAAGCCTTCCGCGAAGAGCTCGATACCTCCGCTGATATCGTGAGCGCGAAGGCAATCAGCAACCTCGTGGTAGCCATCGACGCGGGGCAAGCCTGGGCGATTTGTTTCTGGCTGAAGTGCCGCGCCGGGTTCCAGGAGACGAGCGCGCACCGCTTCGTGGCGAAGGACGGCGAGGATCGCAAGATGGACATGGAGGCTGTCCGCGCCTTCATGCAGTCCGATGACCGATCCGGTTAGGTTCCAGGAGAAGTTCCTCGGCCGCAAACTCTGGGCTAAGCAGCAGGAACTCTGCCGCGCCATCACGACACACCCATCAGTCGCCGTCAAGGGCTGCCACGGTAGCGGCAAGACCTTCGCCGTCTCCGGCATGGTGCCCTACGAGCTCACCGGCCAAGACGAATCCATCGTCCTCATCATGGCGCCCACCTTGCGCCAAGTGAAAACCGTGTGGGGCGAAATCACGGCGGCGATCAGCGACAGCAAGATTCGCTATCCGGAGCCGACTACGACGCGCTGGGAGATTTCGCCGAAGTGCTACGCGCAAGGATTCTCGAGCAGCAAGGGCGTCAATGCGCAAGGCTTCCACGGGCGACGCGTCACCATCTTCGCGGATGAAGCCATCGGCATATCGTCGGACATCTGGGACGCTATCGAAGGCATCCGCTCTGCTGGCGACGTGCGCCTCGTGACTCTCTGCAATCCGACCGTGCCCGCGGGCCCGGTGTACGAGAGCTTCACCAAACTTCGCGGCACGCCTGGCCATTGCTGCATTACGATCTCCGCATTCGACACGCCGAACCTGGCCGGTCTGACGCTCGAATCGTTGATGGCACTCCCCGAGGATCAGCTCGACTATGCGCCGTTTCCGTGGCTCACCCGGCGACGGTGGGTACGCGAGATGTATCACAAGTGGGGGCCGCAGAATCCGCGGTTCCAAAGTCGCGTGCTCGGCGAGTTCCCCCAGCAAGGCCAGTGGGCGGTATTCTCCCTGGCCTGGATCGAGCGCGCCGACCGAGAGCCCAATGCGGACGAACATCGCGCGTCTAAGGGATGTTACATTCAGGTGGGCCTGGACGTAGCGGCCGGCGGCGATGACGAAACGGCGGCCTGCGCCCGCGTAAATGGCACGATACTGGCGCGAGACTCCTGGAGCGAGGCCGATCCGCGTGGTTCTGTCGTCCGCTGGCTGCGCGGACTATCGGAGCGCTTCCGGCTGCCGGTTGGGCTCGTGGTAGTGGACACGGTGGGCGTCGGCCACGGCATGGCGCTGCATATTGCCGACTGCGGATTCCCGGTGTTCGGCTTCAAGGCAGGGTCGAGCCCGATGGACAAAGAGCAATTTCTGAACGCCAAAGCGGAGTCGTATTTCAGATTGCGCGATTGCTATAAAGAGAATTATATCAGTCACTTATCGGACGCCATCGACGAAGACACGAAGGCGCAATTATCAGGCGTAGAATATCGCGAACTCTCCCACGGTCAGATCCAGGTAGAGCCGAAAGAGGATGCGCGGAAACGCGGCGTGCAATCGCCGGATCGTGCGGAAGCTGAAGTCATGGCGTTCTGTCGAGTGGTACCGCAGCATCAGGGCGGCCCGATAGTACCAGGTGGACTGCAAATCTCACCGATCTGAGTTCCACGTGAAACACTCTTGACTTTGATAATTTATAGCCGTACAATCCAAAGCGTTATGTATTTTCTCACAGTGCCAATAGCAGACCCGAAACTCCACGCGGCGATCAAGACGAGCGCAGCGCGCGAAGGAATGAAGCTGAAAGACTGGGTGATAGATTCGCTTCGCGCAGCGCTCCACCCGAGCGACAAGAAAGAACTGGAGCGCAAATGAGCGAAGAGAACCAAGCATCTTTTACCGGCTGGGCGCGCGTCGAAGTAATGGGCCATCAGACGCACATTGGATTCGTGAAAACTGAGGCATACGGACAGGCGGTCATGTTCCGCGTAGACACGCCGGAACTCCCCGAGCGAGAGTATGTCTTGACCGAACCGGCCTACGTTAGCACCGTCTGGACTCGGGCGGGAGCAACCGTGCGCCGCATTGCTCGGCCCGGTTGCAGTGTACTCGTCGGGGCCGGATCAATCTATCGCATCATCCCGTGCACTGAAGCCGCCGCGCTGAAAGCGATTGACGCCGATGAGCGCGCCGTCCTGAAGCTCGTCTCTCTGCCGGAATCCGCTGCATTGCCGCCGGGCGAAGAACGCGACGAAGCTGGCGACGATCCATTCGAGCCAAACGATAATGACGAAGACGAAGATCGGAATGACGAATGATCCGCCGACTGAAGCGCCGATGGTGCAAGATGCTGCACAGCGCGATCTACTTTGCCGGCGGTCGCACGTACCAGTGCCGGACCTGCGGAGAGCGGTTCCCGAATCCAGCCGTTCTGTCGCATCGCGCCGGGGTGCGGCCATGAGCGAGCCGCTTGTCTGCGCCGTCATGCTGGTCAACGGGCGAGCCGAGATGGTGCGCCGGGCGGTCGCGAGCTTCCGAGCGCAGACCTACGCCAACAAATCGCTGCTGATTCTGGACACCGGCGAGCCGAAGCTCGGCGGCTATTACCGTCCGAACGAAGTCTACTCGATGATGAATGGCACGGGCCTCACCTTCGGCGCACTCCGCAATTACGCGAACACGCTGGCGCAGTCGGCCGATATCATCGCGCACTTCGACAGCGATGATTGGAGTCACCATCGGCGCATTGAAGAGCAGGTGGCGTTCCTGCAATCGAGCGGCGTAGAGGCCGTCGGCTACCGTGAGCTCCTGTTCTGGGACACGCGGACAGTAGCACATGAATGCTCTTACGACGAGCGCGAGGCTTCGTGCCCGATCTGTGTAGACGAGCAACAGCGTCAACATGAGCAACATGGCGAAGCGTGGATCTACGCGCACCCGCACCCGCAATATATCGTAGATGCTTCCCGATGCTATTGGCGGCGCGTCTGGGAAGCGCACCCATACCGCGAGGACTGCAAGTACCCCGACCAGGATTGGTGGTTGCACCACAGGCCGCTGTGCGCGGCCGAATCGGCAATAGCGGGAGCCGAGTCGCGAATAATCTGCGGCATTCACGGCGGTAACACAAGCGAGGCGTACTTAGCTAAGCACATGATCGCGCCGGGCTGGAAACGTGCGCCGAAGTTCGACAGCTATTGCGCGGAGAGGATGCGGTTATGAAAATCCTGGCCATCGTCTGCACGTTTCAGGAGGCGGACATAATCGGCTGGACCGTGCGCCACCTCAAGCGGCAGGGCTGCGACGTGCTGGTGATCGACTGTGAGAGCACGGATGAAACCGTGATGGTGGCGCACACGGCCGGCGCAGAGATCCTCCGCCATCCAGCGCCGCCGGTGTCGTGGCACGAACTCTTGCGCCAGGTGGAAAAGATCGCAGCCGGGGCTGACGCCGACTGGATTATGCATTGCGATGCCGACGAACTGCGCTACAGCCGTTACCCTGATGATGTCTTGGCTCAAGCATTCCAGAACGTCCAAGACTCAAGCTTCAACGCCGTCGATTTTCAGGTGCTCACGTTCCACCCGGTCGACAATGGCTTCGACGGCTCACAAGACCCCGAGCAGTACTTCCGCTATTACAGCGACGACCCGCTCAACCAGCGCATCGGCCAGGTGAAAGCATGGCGCAACGTCGGGCCCGTGAGCCTCGCGGCCAGCGGCGGCCACCAGGTGCAGTTTCGCGGCCGACGCATCTGCCCGGTGAAGTTTCTGTCGAAGCACTACCCGATTCGCTCACAGGCGCACGGCGAGCGCAAGGTATTCGAAGAACGAAAGTGGCTCGATCAAGCGCTGGGGCGCCAGGGCTGGCACGTGCAATACAACGGCATCGTGCCGGGGCACAGCTTTCTCAAATATCCGAAATGCCTGATGGAGTGGAAATGAGTTACATCGTCGAAAAGAATGTGCCCCTCCCCGATAAAAAAAGTCAGTCAGGGACGCTGAGTCAGTTGCCGTGGGATCGGATGGAGGTAGGAGATTCCTTTGTGTATGAGCACAATTCCTCCGGTGGGCTAAGAAAAGCCGCAAAGAATGCAGGAATCGAAATTCTCATTAAAGGAATTAGTGTGATACACACAGTTGGCCATGGGACAAAGTGCGATAAATGGCGGATTTGGAGAGTCAAATGATTCTCGACTCCAACTTACCGCCGATCCTGGAGACCGCGCCCTGGATGCTCTCCGACGGCGGCGCGCTCGACGTGGACCGCTGCCCGGACTGCTGGGAGCGCCGCGCGCACATCGAGCGCTACACGTGGGCCTGCCGCGTCTGCACTGGCATGCGCGTGCTCGACTTCGGCTGCGGCGTCGGCTATGGCTCCGAGATGCTGGCGGCGGCGGGAAACAGCGTCACGGCGGTGGATACGTCGGAATTCGCATTGGCTCTAGCCGAGGAATTCCATCCCGGCCCGATGTATCTGTCTACGATTCCGAGCAAGTATCCATTCGACGCCTGCGTGGCCTTCGAGGTCCTCGAGCACCTGGACGACCCGCAGCACTTCATCGACACGGTTCCGGCACGGCACCTGATCGTATCCGTTCCGGTGCGGGTGGAACAGGACAACCCGCATCACAAACAGCACTTCACAAGTTGGCGTATGCGCGCGATGTTACTGAGGCGCTTCCTGCCTCGCTCCTGTTGGCAGCAAACGGAGCCGTATCACTGGGACCCGAGCATCGCGGTATTCCACATGGAGGCGCGATGACGAACCGAACGGCTTACTCAGTGATAATTCCGTCAAAAAACATCGACAACCTGCTGGCGTGCGTTGGCGCGCTGCGAGCGGCCGGTGAGACTGCCCGCGTGATAGTCGTCTGGGATCACGGGAAGCCCGCGCCGCCCGGCGTTCAGTGCCGCGCAATCCCGGCGACTGGCGACCAGCATCTCGAAGTTTACGAAGGCGTCTCGCCGTTCTGCTTCGCCCGCAACTGCAACATCGGAATCGCTGCGGCCGGAACGGATGACGTGGTGCTGCTGAACGACGATGCGCTACTAGAGTCAGGATCACATTTCGAGGATCTTCGACCGTCAGACGGCTACGGCACCGTCGACGCAACGACGAACGTCACCGGCTATCCAGAGCAATGGCGACGGCGATTCGATGCCGCCCAACTATGCCGCGAGGTCCAGCTTTGCGCCTTCGTGTGCGTCTACATACCGCGGCGCACGCTCGATATTGTGGGTCTGCTCGATGAGCGATTCTGCGGTCCCGGGGTCTACGGCGGAGAGGATGTCGATTACTGCCTGCGCGTGCAGCAGGCCGGCCTGAAGGTGGGTGTTTCCGACCTGTGTTTCGTCGATCACGCGAGTCTAAAGAGCACGTTTCGCGGCGCGCATCCGACGAACGGCGCGCCGGGCGACATCCGCGAGTCAAGCCGGATCGGGCGCGAGAAATGGGGCGACAAATGGCCGAGGCTGGGGGGCATAACCGGCGCGCCGAAGTTGGCACCTCCGAATCGGATAAACGTCTACACGTGCTCAAAGTGCGGCGGCTACACGGTCACAATTGACATTCACGAGGGAGTAACTCCATTCATGCTGTGTTGTCGCGCGAGCGGCAGAGAGGGTGACTGCCGCGGCATGGCCGAGAGTTCGTTCTACCCGAGCGGAGAGAAGCCGTCCTGGATACCCGATCCGGCGTGGGAGTGGTTCAAGCCCGTTGGGCCTGAATATCGTAAGCTGAATCGAGCAATGCGAGAGCACGTCGATAAGGGCGGTCTGGATATCAGGCCGAGGCTGAGATGCGCCGATAGGGGAATAATGGCCAATCTGACGCTCGTCTACGTCGCGAAGGATCAAGTCGGGCTCGATGCGTTCGACCTGACGCACATGACCGGAGCCGAGGTCATCGGCTGGGCGAACGATGCCGGGCTCGCGCTCTCGCGTATCGGCAACGAGATGCTCGACCGCTGCAAGTCTCTCGTGTTCGGCCTCTGTCACGCGGACGCGGTCTTCGGCCCCGGCGCGCTCGATGCGTTCGTGGCTGAGGCCATGCGCGGCGCCGTCTGCGGCATCGTGGGCATCGATCTGGCCGGCCTCTATCGATGCTCGTTTGAGAGCCGTCGAGACTCGTGGTGGCAAGGCGAAGGGGCCGGCCGAGGCTGGGCGCATGAGAACGAGAATGGCTTGGTTCACTCAAGGCCACGCTGGCCACCAAGCCGCATACTCACAGGCGGTCCCGGCGAGGTCTCGACGCTCGACGGAATGGCGGTCTTCTTCCGCCGCGACCTGGGCCTACGATTCGACGAGGAGATCTTCGACGGCTACCACTGCCACGTCGAAGACCTCTGCCTCCAGGCGCACTCTCGCGGCATCCCGGTAACGGTTCCAGCGGCAGACGCGCACCACCGCAACCATACGCAGAGCCCGGCGTTCCTGACCGACTATCGCCGTTATCGCGCGAAGTTGGCCGCGAAATGGGCAGGCACGAAGTTCAGAACTACATGAGCCGGTTGGAACTGGCGCTCGAAGACCGCGGCTCCCGGGAGATTATCGCGGAGATGGAACGTCTCAACCGTGTTACCACTGAGCGCAACCGGGCAATCGTTGACGAGATGCTCCGCGTTGCGCGTGGGGCGATGCGCGTTACACTGGGGCGAATGGCACCACACAATCCGAGGTATCTGATAATCGGGGCGCAGAGCCGCATACTCCTCCAGATGGCTGTTGACCCGAAGTTGGCCGATGGCGTCTGGGAGTGCAGCGGGCCGCCGTTTTGGGACGCGCAGACCCGCGAGTGGTGCCAGGCTATCGTGCGGCGCCTGCGAGAGCCTGCCGCCGGTACAGTCAATCTCCGCGAGGTGAAACGTCGATGAATTTCTTCCAGCGTCTATTCGTCCGCGCCGCCGCGTGGATCGCACCGCCGCTCGGCAAACTGCTGCGCTCCACAGGCGGCACAATCGAGCGCGCCCAGGCTGAAATCAGCGAACTGCGGGAGCGGAATAACATCCGCCGCCAGCAGATCCAAGACGAACAACAGGAACTCCGCGAAGCCATTCAGATGATCGCGCCCGCGTGGTTGCCACCCGTCGCCCGGCTCACCGCCGCCACCTCGGAATCGTTGCGCGAGTCCGGCGCGCCGGGCGCCGTCATCAAATGCGTCGAGCGGCTGTGGGAGTTGGAACTGGCGCTCGAAGATCGCGGCTGGGTCAGAGAACTGACGCTGGCAAACTTCGAATTCAGTCTGTTCGGGATTCATCGCATCATTGCGATTTGCCGATTATTCCACATCAAGAACCCGCTCATCAGGCGCGGCATCCAGGTTTGCAGCTTCTACGTTTTTGGCCGCGGCGTGACGATCAGCAGCGATGATGATGACACCAACCAGGTGCTTCAAGACTTCTTCACGAGCCCCAAAAACATTCAGGAGGTCGGGCATTGCGCGCTCGTGCGGAAGAACGAATCCATGTGGACGGACGGCAACCTCTATGTCATTTTCTTCCGCGATCAGAAGACCGGCGAGCTCGTGATTCGCTCTCTCGATCCAATCGAGATCGTAGAGATCGTTCACGATCCTGACGACGCTAGCCAAGAGCAATTCATCCACCGCCGATGGATGTCTCAGCAGTTCGACGTGGCTTCCGGAGTCCACAGACCCGTACCGGCCGAGGTTTGGTATCCGGCGCTCGGATACGATCCTGACGTGATGCCGGATAAGATCGGGAACATCGAGGTTTCCAAAGACACTCCCGTCGATCATGTGAAAGTCGGGGCTATGGCGAACTGGCAGTACGGCGTGCCGCTCACATATCCGGCCATCGACTACGCGCGTGCTGTGCGGAAACTCATCGACAATTGGTGCTCGATTCAGGAGGCAATGGCGCGGTTCTCATGGCAGGTGGAGACACAGGGCGGCTTGCCGGCCATCGCGAATCTCAAGGCCACGCTGGCCACCACGCTGGCCACTGGCGACGGTTCGATGTACGAACAGAACCCGCCGCCGAACGCTGCATCCGCGTGGATCAGCGGCCCCGGCAACAAGTTGTCGATGAGCAAGACCTCGGGCATGATCGATAGCCCCGAGATAGGCCGGCGCGTGGCGCACCTGGTCTACATGGTGTTCGGACTGCCGGAGACGTTCTTCGCGGATGCTTCGGTCGGCACAGTGGCCACGGCTACCAGCCTGGATCGTCCCACCGAACTGAAGTTCAAGGAGGACCAGGCGAGATGGCGCGAGATACTCCAGAAGTGGGGAGGATACGCCGTCGAATCGAGCAAACAATCGCCGAGCGGTCGGCTGTCCGAGGCTAAGACCAAGAGCAAGCCGAAACCGAAGACACCGCCTAAGATCAACGTGGATTGGCCGAGCATCCTGGAACACGAAATTCTTTCGCAGATTCAAGCAATTACGCAGGCCGCCACGCTCGGCGGATTTGAGTGCACCGGCATGGATGAGAGGTTAACGATGGGATTGCTGATGCAGGAATTTGGTGTCGAGAACTGGCAGGACGTGCTTGAGCTCATGTACCCTGAGAAAGATTATGATCCGCTGATGGATCGCACGCCGCTCCTGGCGCAGCAACAGGACGCGGCGCTCAATCCTCCTCCGGCTCCGGCAATGGGAGGCGCGCCGCTGAACACGGGTCCGACCGGCATGCCGACGCCGAACCCTGCCAAGCCAGCGGCCGGGCAACCGCCAGAGACGCCCACAGGCGCACCACCGCAAGCGCCCATGCCGAAGAAGCCGCACGCGAAGCACATGACGGGAGCGGAGTCGGCGCAACTGGCGCGCGCGGTGGCATCGCTGCAAAAGGCGGCAATCCTGCTCAAGGAACGCGCGAATGGATCAGCTTGAGGCCGACGTTATTGAGGGCATGATAATCGTCGCGGATCAGATAATCGAGATCCTGGAGGCCCCGCGCGGGCTGAAGCATCCGCGCCACCAAGAGCACCTGGCACCGGCTACGGCGCGCGTCAAGGCGGTGCTCGCTCACTACTTCCGCCGGCAGGGCGCGGCTATCCTGACCGAAATCCGCCCGCACATCGAGCACGCGCGCGCAATGTTCGAGGAAGCCGAGGACCGAGCAATCCAGGAAGCCGGAGAGTGGGTGACGATCAACGGACACCCCGTACTGATCGGCGGCGACGAAGCGGATCATGCCGCGCGTGTAGAGCGGGCGAAGAAGAGCGCGGTTAAGACCGATAAAGTTTCACAAGATATTGCAGAGCGCAGCGAAGTCGTACTCGCAAAAGCTCTCGGCATTCCAAAAAGCGGTAACAATCTTGCTTTCGACGTGCGGAACGATGATGTTGCCATCGAATGCAAAACATTGGTAAACGGGAAGAACGAAAGGATCTCGATGGGTAAGACTGCTCTCGGACGGAAACTAGCAGAGCAGCGCGCCGAGGGCCTGAAGGTATATACCGTGGTGGTTGATCGTCGCGCCGAGTACTCATCCA